AGCTCCGTTTGTGTGCGCTTGATGAGCTTGGCCTTTGCCTTGGTGTGTTGGGTCGCAGTTGTCGTGCGCTGAAAGGGTATCTTGCGCTTGGCCTTGGGTTTGTACGGCAGTGCGGTGAATGCCTCGGCGATGGCGTTCTTAATGTGTGCGGGTACCCAATCCGTCCAGTGTTGTCCGTTGTTGGGTATGGGCGAGCCCTTGCCTGTGGCGTTGCGCTCCTTGGCCAATGTGGAGGGATGCAGTGTGAGCGTGGCGCTCGGCACAGTCAGCTTGGCGAGGAGCTTCTCCATCACCGTGATGTAGGCGTCGAATGCTTCCGTTCTTTGGGGCGAAACCTGCCCGCCCCTGTAGTTGCGCCCTACCTTGGCGTTGTTCAACTCATAGCGTAGCGGTTGCAAGAGTTCCTGCCATGCCTGTGTGCGCACGGTGCGGGTGATGCGCTCTCGTCGCTTGCTTTCTTTGAGCGTGGAAACTTCAGTGCGAATGACTTCAATAATCTTGGGATGTAGCTTGCGCTTGTGTTTCAGGTGATCGTGTAGCTCGTTGGGTTTGAGCTTGACGTAGGCTTCGTACATGATGCGTTCTCCAATAATGATGGGTGAGTTGAGAGTGTAGCAAAAACCGTGTAGTGTGTAAAGCTACTGGCCTCCAGATGCTACGCCTAGTAGACGAGACTTGGGCCAGCTAGAACCCGCATGGATACTAGGACGAGGGCAGTTCTTGCCCACTTCATCTATCTTTTTTCCCCAGAAATTAAGTTCAGGAAAAAGTTTAAGTGGCCGAGCAAAAGAATATGTGCACCCCCTGAGAGACGCTCCTATATATATAAGTATTATTAAAAAGATATATATAAAGGACGAAAATTCTGGCAGGCCAGTATCCATGCGGGTTGAGGGGTGGCCCAAGTCTTGTCGACTTCGCCATAATCAAGGCACAGCGCAGGCCAGTAGCTTTAATCACGGCCACCTTCAATAATCTTAGTGAGACACGGTGTCTCACTTGAAAAGGTCTTGTTGTTTGGGTTGCTTCTCGAGCCATGCGAAGAAGGTCTCGTCGGTGCTGAAGGTCAGGCCGCGTTGGTGCAAAGCGCCCTTCTTGTAGACGTAGACAATGTACTGTGACCCGCCGTCTGGGTAGTAGTAGCTGAGCTCGTAATCGGTCACGCCAAGGGTGACGGTGCCGACTGACTTGATGCGGGGTTGGTTGAGGTTGCGCATGATGGTTCCTTTATTCGTTAACGTAGGCAAAGAAGGGGATGGCAAAGAGGGAGAGCATCCCTGCGTAGAGAAACGCAGGGTCTTGCGTGCCGAAGGCGTAGCCGATGAACAGCAAGGGTGCTTTGATGCAGTAGAAGTGCCAGAATTTCATGATGGTTCCTTAATTACTTTCAGTTATATAGAATGGATTGGACAGGGTGAATAACACCGCAAGAGCCACGCTCTCACGGTGTCAAGGTGAGACACGGTGTCTCACTCGAAGCTGATTGCCTTACGCAGTTGTGTGAGCAACGCATCGAATTGCGCCTTGGTAAGCTGAGCTTCAATAATCTCTGACGTGATAGACGAGACCAGTGCCTTGGGCAAACGCACGACTGTGGGTTCGCTTGCGCCTGACGATGTGCCCATCACAGCGGCGATCAGGCGGTTCGCATAACGCTTGGCGGCGCACGCTGAGTCAACCCACTGACCTTCGGTGTATTCAGCGTGATACTTGGCGGCGGCGAGTGGGCACACGATCGCCTTGATGGCGTCACGATCTGCGCCCTTGAACTCACGTTGCAAGATGGCGACTTGTTCGTCGTATGTGTCAGCGGCCTTGAATGCGGCTTTGACAGCCTTGGTGATGACGTTGATGTTGAGTGCTTTAGCCATGTGGCTTCTCCTAGAGGTTGTTGAAGTGAGACACGGTGTCTCACCTGATTGCCAGAGGGGCGATCTCCCCACTGACAATTCAAGTTTACAAAGTAGGGGGGAATCCAAACTTCCGAAAAGCTTGGGAACCTTGAACCCCCACCTACCCCCCATCACCCCATATTGACAACGGCCCGGCATCGGCCATTAAACAGTGTTCCTCACCCGCAAATCCAATTTTTGTAGTTCTTAAGCAAACATTACCCCACCCATAAATTTTATAAAAAATCTGCATAACCTTTGTCAAACGTTTGACAACACCCATAAAAAAATCCCCGGAGGTTACCCGCCGGGGATTAAAGGATTTTATACAATCCCAAGGAGAAGCGACAAGACCTTGCGGCGTCACTCACATGTAGTATATACTTTGTTCAACGAGGAAACAAGTGCCCGCCAGCACCAACCTACGCAATGCTAGAACATCTGATTGACGGCGAGTTTGAACCAGCAGTGGAAACCCACCCTGCGGCTTTGCCGTTGCCTGTCGAGAAGGCTGACACCGCCCAAACGATCGACGCCCAAGTCAAGACAGCCGAGTGGCTCAAAGAGCTGGGGCTGGACGACGAGGAGATAGAAACCAAGGCAGACGCCCAAGCGGCGAGAAAGTCCTTTGCCTCCATCGTCACGGGCCAGACGGCCCCCAATACGCAGGTTGCCTTGTCGCAGATCAAGACGCCAGCCGCTGTCCAACACCTTGTGGGGATGCTCACTGCCTACGACTGGCAGTTTGTGGAGCAGGCCAGAGAACTTCGGGGCTACGCCGTAGCGCAGATTTTGGAAGAGACCAAGCACTCGGACGCACGCATACGGCTCAAGGCGCTCGATATGTTGGGCAAGGTCACAGAAGTGGCGCTGTTTACTGACAGGATCGAGGTTAAGAAAGCGGACCTGTCGGACGACGAGCTGGAGACCCGCATCAAAGACAAGCTCAATCGGTTCATGCAAGTGGTGGATGTAATCGACGTCACGCCAACGGACTCCGCGAATGCAGCTTGACAAACTGACCACACTGTCCAAGGTGGAGCTCCAAGCCCTGCTGCGGGCACTGCCGTCAATGTCGATGCAAGACAAGCTGGAGCTGTTTAATGACTTGGATGTACGCGAACGACGCGCCAGCCTTGCAGCCGCAAAAACAAACATGTTGGGGTTTGCCACGGCGGTGTACCCCGGGTTCAAGGTGGGGCCGCACCATAAAAAATTAGCACGCATCTTCACGGACGTGATTGAGGGGCGCAAGAAACGCGTCATCATCAACATCGCGCCGCGTATGGGCAAGTCAGAGTTTTCCAGCTACCTGTTCCCTGCTTACTTTTTAGGCAAGTACCCAGAGAAGAAAATCATTATGGGTACGCACACCGCAGGTTTGTCGGAAGACTTCGGCAGGCGCGTACGTAACCTGATCGAGACGGAGGAATACAATGAGGTTTTTCCCAATACCTTGGTGGCAGATGACCAGAAAGCTGCTGGAAAATGGTCTACTAGTGCTGGGGGCCAGTATTACGCTGCTGGTGTTGGCGGTGCTCTGGCTGGGCGCGGTGCTGATCTGTTTGTTATTGATGACCCCCATTCGGAACAGGATGTCAAAGCGAACTCCCGCTTAGCATTCGACACGGCGTGGTCGTGGTTTCAGACGGGACCGTTGCAACGGCTGATGCCCGGAGGGGCGATCATTGTCATCATGACCCGTTGGTCGCTGCTTGACTTGACCGGACGCCTGATTGACTACCAGACCAAGAACCCCGACGCGGTTCCATGGGAGATCGTAGAACTTCCGGCCATCCTGAACGAGGACACACCGGAAGAGAAGTCGTTGTGGCCAGAGCAGTGGGCGCTTGAAGCATTGAAGTCCACCAAGGCCAGCATCGAGCCACGGTATTGGAACGCGCAGTACATGCAGCAGCCCACATCCGAGTCCAGTGCGATCGTCTCGCGTAAGATGTGGAGAATCTGGCCAAGCGACGATCCTCCCACCTGCGACTACGTGATCCAGAGCTGGGATACGGCATTTGAAGTGAAGAACAACTCCGACTACAGCGCCTGCACAACGTGGGGTGTGTTCTACAACGAGGAAGAAGGGGACAAACCCCAGATCATTCTGCTCGATGCGTTCAAGGACCGGATGACATTCCCTGACCTGAAGACGGCGGCGCTCAAACACTGGAAAGAATGGGAGCCGGATGCGTTCATTGTGGAAAAGAAGGCGTCTGGTGCGCCACTGATCCAAGAACTGCGGGCCATGGGCATCCCTGTACAGGAAACAAACCCTAGCCGGGGCAACGACAAGATGGTACGATTAAATGCGGTGTCCGATCTGTTCGCCTCTGGCATGGTGTGGGCACCCGATACGCGCTGGGCGCGAGAAGTGATTGAAGAAATGGCTGCTTTTCCGGTGGGAGAGCATGATGACTTTGTGGATACGACGACTCAGGCGCTTATGCGGTTCCGCCAAGGTGGATTTATCGCTCTGGACACCGATGAGAAGGACGATCTGTACGGATACGCCCGCAAGGCTGCATACTATTAAGGAAAACCGATGGCAACGAACATTGACAAGGCGCTGTACCAACAGCCAATGGGTATTGATGAGGCAGCAATGGGCGAATCCCCGTTGGAGATCGAAATTGTGGACCCCGAAGAAGTCACGATTGGCATGGATGGGATGGAGATCACCCTGAAGCCCGGCGATCCAGACGAAGAAGGCTTTGATGACAACCTTGCCGAGTACATGGACGACAATAAAATCAGTTCCATGGCCAGTGATCTGGCCCGGGACATTGAGAATGACAAAGCCAGCCGCAAAGACTGGGAGAAATCATACACAGAAGGTCTGAAACTGCTTGGATTGCAGATGGAGGAGCGCACAGAGCCTTGGAATGGGGCTTGCGGTGTGTTCCACCCCATGATTACAGAGGCTGTAGTACGCTTTCAGGCCGAAACAATCACTGAAACCTTCCCTGCACAGGGGCCAGTTCGTACCAAAATCCTTGGAAAAATCACGCCGGAGGTCAAAGAAATCGCGGCAAACATCGAAGAGGACATGAATCACGAGCTGACAGACGTGATGAAAGAGTTCCGCCCAGAGCATGAGCGCATGCTGTGGAGCCTCCCGGCTACAGGTTCAGCGTTCAAGAAGGTGTACTTCGACCCGGGTTTGGGCCGTCAGGTATCGCTGTTTGTGCCTGCTGAAGACATGTTGCTCCCGTACGGGGCAACAGACATGGACACTTGCTACCGCGTTACGCACGTCATGCGTAAAACCAAGAACGAGATTGTCA